CGATGAGAGCACCCGATGTTTGATTACCAGATTGAGTTGTATTAGTTACTTTAGTTATACCATCAAATTCGGCTGTAGAACCGAATAGAGGACCGAATACACCTAAACCACCTACAATTTGAACTGCACCAGTTGTTTTAGAAGAAGATGGTGTATTGTCCCAAACTTTTGTAATACCCCCAACATTCAGGTTTTCTTGGGTGCTGATACCACCCATAACCTGGAGGGCACCAGTAGTTGCTGAAGTGGATGTAGTATGGTCAGTGATAGTAACACTATCAGCTTCGACATCCTCAAAGTTGGCGTGTTGTCCATATATTTGCCCAGCAACACCTATACCACCAGCAATTATAAGAGCACCAGTTGTTGTTGTTGTTGAGTTAGTTGTAGAACTTACATACACATTCCCCACGACGTGGAGGTTTGAGGTTGGGTTCACAGTTCCAAGTCCTATGGACTTGCCCCCACATCTACATGGAAAGTGTTTGTATCCACGGTTAAATTTGATGAAACATACACATTACCAACAACGTGCAGTTCTGCATTAGGGTTTTTAGTGTTGATACCAACGGAGTCGTTCTCGGCGTCCACATGGAGGGTATCACCATCCACGGTTAAATTTGATGAAACATACACATTACCAACAACGTGCAACTCAGCATTAGGGTTTTTAGTATTGATACCAACATGATCAGCTTCGACATCTACATGAAGGGTATCACCATCCACAGTTAGGTTTGAAGAAACATACACATTACCAACAACGTGCAGTTCTGCATCAGGGTTTTTAGTATTGATACCAACATGGTCAGCCTCGGCGTCCACATGAAAGGTATCACCATCCACAGTTAAGTTTGAGGAAACATACACATTACCAACAACGTGAAGGTTGGCGTCAGGGTTTTTGGTCTCAATTCCAACGGACTTGTTTTCCACATCCACATGAAAGGTATCCTCATCCACGGTTAAATTTGATGAAACATACACATTACCAACAACGTGGAGTTCAGCGTTAGGGTTTTTAGTGTTGATACCAACGTGGTCAGCCTCCACGTCTACATGGAGGGTATTCCCGTCCACAGTTAGGTTTGAAGAAACATACACATTACCAACAACGTGGAGTTCTGCATCAGGGTTTTTAGTGTTGATACCAACATGATCAGCCTCGGCGTCCACATGAAGGGTATCACCATCCACAGTCAAGTTTGAAGAAACATACACATTACCAACAACGTGGAGTTCTGCATCAGGGTTTTTAGTGTTGATACCAACGTGGTCAGCCTCGACATCTACATGGAGGGTATCACCATCCACAGTCAGGTTTGAAGAAACATATACATTACCAACAACGTGCAGTTCTGCATCAGGGTTTTTAGTATTGATACCAACATGATCAGCTTGGACATCTACATGAAGGGTATTCCCGTCCACAGTTAGGTTTGAAGAAACATATACATTACCAACAACGTGGAGTTCTGCATCAGGGTTTTTAGTGTTGATACCAACGTGGTCAGCCTCGACATCTACATGGAGGGTATCACCATCCACAGTTAAGTTTGAGGAAACATATACATTACCAACAACATGGAGATTGGCTGAGGGGTTTTTGGTCCCGACTCCAATGGAGTCGTTCTCGGCGTCCACATGGAGGGTATTCCCATCCACGGTTAAATTTGAAGAAACATACACATTACCAACAACGTGCAATTCTGCATCAGGGTTTTTAGTGTTGATACCAACGTGGTCAGCCTCAACGTCTACATGGAGGGTATCCCCATCCACAGTCAAGTTTGAAGAAACATACACATTACCAACAACGTGCAATTCTGCATCAGGGTTTTTAGTGTTGATACCAACGTGGTCAGCCTCAACGTCTACATGGAGGGTATTCCCATCCACAGTCAGGTTTGAAGAAACATATACATTACCAACAACATGGAGATTGGCTGAGGGGTTTTTGGTCCCGACTCCAATGGAGTCGTTCTCGGCGTCCACATGGAGGGTATTCCCATCCACAGTCAAGTTTGAAGAAACATACACATTACCAACAACGTGCAACTCAGCATTAGGATTTTTAGTGTTAATTCCAACTGAATCGTTCTCCGCATCGACGTGAAGGGTATCCCCATCCACAGTTAAATTTGAAGAAACATACACATTACCAACAACGTGCAATTCTGCATTAGGATTTTTAGTGTTAATTCCAACTGAATCGTTCTCCGCATCGACGTGAAGGGTATCCCCATCCACAGTCAGGTTTGAAGAAACATACACATTACCGATGACGTGAAGGTTGGCAGAGGGGGTCACCGTTCCAAGTCCAATGTACTTGTTCACTGTGTTCACGTGAAATGAACCCTCATCGACTGTGAGGTCACCACTCACACTCGTGTTTCCAGTGACAACTAAAACATTTGAACCATATTCATCCACGAAAAGATTGGATCCTACATCTAGAGTGTGAACGGGACTCGTGTTCATAATCCCGACATTAGACTCGGTGAGAACACGACCGTACACATGTACATCCAGGGTCTCAGATGTTAGTGGAGTAATGGTATTACTATACGCACTACTTTGTGTGTAGGCGAGTACCATCTCATTCTCAACTTCTCTAAATCCTACAGTGACGTTTGAACCTGGTCGAGTCATGATAAGACCGAGGTCGATTGTTGTATCCCCAACCGTATTGTTTCTTCCCAATTCTATTATGGCATCTGTGATAGTCAGGTTTTCAGTGTTAATCACAGTGATGACACCATTGATTTGAGCGTTTCCTTGGACGACGATATCTCCCTTAATGTTTGTATTTCCATTCACGACGAGGACATTCGAACCTGTATCATCGACATAGAGGTTCGAACCTACATCCAGGGTATGAACTGGTGAAGAATTTGCGATACCTACGTTCGCGGTCGTCACGAGACTCGTCACGGTATTCCTAAACTCGATTGTGTGTGTCGTTGTGTTTCCGAGGTTTGTCGTGGCTTGTAAATTTGGTTGTAAAACGTCTACGGCAGCCACCCCCGAATCAGACACCTCTTTTGTATCTCGGTTATACGTGAGTATCTTGTGCCTCGATCGGAAATATCAAGCACTTGACGTAAAGGGGTCATGTACACCGATCCCGGTTGTGTCGCATCAATCTGTTCATCACTGGCGTTAAAAACGATCGTATTCTCACCCTGGTCTTCTTGGGCATTTTTACCAAACCTAATTTTGGTTGAACGTTCCACAGTCGGCAAGTTCTTGACCATTAATATAGTGTTGTATTTTAATTTGCATAAAGTAGACCAGCCATTCCATTTTCGATCCGAAGTATGTTATAGTTGACTGCGTAAATTGGGTCATTGATGTTCATAGACTCACTCATGATAGTTGCTGAAGCAAGGCGACTGAAGTTGAGTGTTCCTGTGGGTTGGAGAGAACTTGTTGAGAGGCAGAAGCAATAGAGAAAGAAATCTGGGGACGTCACAAAGTTTGTGTGATAATAACTCGTGACGTCTATAAAATGTGGTCTACCCCATCTATAGTTTCCTACATCGAGACCGTTAATGTTTAACTTAATCTTATTCGTTGGGGATGTGAGTGCACCATCTGTCGTTGTATCAGATGAGGCGAGATATTTAACCGGGTGATTGAAGGTGAGTTCTTGAACAAGCGCATTCGAGGGGACATTTTTTTGAACCTGTGTGATGAGAAGATCATGTTTCCTAGATGCAACCTGTCCACGTTCTTCGTTGTCCAAATAGAAGTAATTTGCGTAACACTCTACGTTATAGTTTGTAGCTGCGGTAGCCCAATGGATCCTGAGTTCGACATTATGATAGTTTAGGGCTACAAGGGGGATAGCACACTGTGGTCCCTCACAAAAAAAGAACCTCAGAGGGTAAAAAAATGAACGTGCAGAAATACCTGGGTGTGTACCATTAGAACTCTTTGATACATTTTGAGCAAATGTATCGATCGCAATCTTCTCTGTGAAGATTGCATCTTGGGTATCAATAACGGAACCACCTATCAAAAGTTCCACTTTATCAATAATGGTGTCCCATCGTTGAATATCGAGGGCCTGGTTCGTATCATCGAGTGTAAAATATACATAACTGAGAAGATCACCCGATCTCTCGAACTGAATACTGGACATAGAATTGTTTTTCACCGCTCCATGGATGGTTTGTTTTTCAATGGACTGTGAAAAATTAGCATGCCTTTTGAATGTTGAACTGAAGAAAGATATTTCGGGGTTGCCCATGATATATTTATCCTGGGCACCTACGGCAATCAATTGAACAACACCTGCTGACATGGTAATACTAATTTAAGGGGAGAAAAATTACAGGTTGGGTTTCCTACAGACGAATCGAAGAACAAAATAATTATTTCTATCTGTAGCCGTTGCGGGAACGATAGGGACCCCACTTTGATTACGAATATTGACAGTGAGACGGTCAATACTACGAATAGGGTTTACATATTGGGTCGCAATTGAGTATTCATCTTTAAACGAGATTGTCTGCGCACCACTGGCGACGGTATTTGCATGGGCGATACTAGCAAAGGAGTTTCGAAGCATACCTAGCGAGGCCTGACCTTCGTACACGTTGGTGGCACGATCATTAAATACAGAATTCAACTCATCTATAGAAATATAACAATGTTCAGTAGCCGTCTTTGTACGAATTCTCGCAGCTAGCAATCTAGCCTGTACCACATTTTTTAGAGGTTGACTCAAAAAACACGTGAAACTGTTAGAACTAGCCTGATCGAGAGTATCAACTGTAATTGTGTGATATTCATAATTTAGGTCTGGAATCATCTCCGATGGTGAAGTGATCAAAGCCATTTATTATTAGATTAGATTAAAGATCCACCAATTCCATCCGCAATCTCATACCCAGCATGAGCACTCACAAGCTTCTGGGCACCACAGAGACCACCTGGGGTCAGACCAACCGAGTAGGGGCTACCATTTTTACCCCCACCAGCAACACATTCGACATCAGGTTTGAGATCAAAGAGAGATTCTTCACTGACGGCTGTAATAGTAATTGGCCTGGGCTGGTACTTCGCGGTCTTCACGGACATCAACGACAGGACAAAGATGAGGGTCATCAATGTGGCGATAGCCATGAGAGCATTTCGATCACTGCGATTGAAGTTAAGTTTGAACATTTATAATAGACATAGATTTTTTTAAAGTGCGTTAAAGAGATTTTCTTAGTTTCTACATAGACAGTAGATGGACGAAGAAATCGTACTTGACAGAGGTCAAACAACTGTGATGAAATTAGATGCTGACGAACAGGCTCTTATGGATGAAATTCAAATCTCTGCACCACGTGCAAAGACGGTTCATCGACCTACGCGGCCAATGCAGAGACCTGTTCAATCCTCCCAAGCTCAGGAGGCTATGGACGCTTTTGTAAATCCTAATAAACAGAGCGCTCCAGCTCAACCTCAACAGGAGGAGGAGATTGATTATGGAGAGGATGAACCAATGATGTTTGATGATGATGAGCCAATGGGGCATGGTCCAGGTGATGATGGGGACCAACCTTCCAAGGGGTACACCTCAATTGACGAAGAAAAGGCGGACCTTGTCAATAAACTTGGACGGTTAGAAAAGAAGGGTTTTGCCGTCAATAAGCGCCTGAATGCCTATTCAGGTGTTGATGAACTAAGGTCGGAAGTCAAGAGGATTACATACAGTATTGATGTTGAACAGTCTGTGCGTTTCTCTCGTCGTATGTTGGTGGCCTGTGTAACTGGTCTTGAGTTTTTGAACAAGCGATACAATCCATTTGAGATTCAACTTGAGGGTTGGTCTGAGTCTATCATGGAGAATGTTGATGACTATGACGGCGTATTTGAAGAACTTTATGTGAAATATCGCTCAAAGGTCAGTGTAGCACCAGAGGTCAAGTTGATTATGATGCTTGGTGGTTCTGCGATGATGTTCCACCTTACCAACAGTATGTTCAAGTCTGTGATGCCTAACATGAATGATGTTATGAAGCAGAACCCAGACTTGGTGAAGAACATGATGGCGGCGGTTCAGAATACAACCCGTAATACGGGTGGTCCAGCGGTTGATGCACCTGTGGGTGGTTCGGGGCAATACGAGATGCAGGGTCCTGGACTCGACATTTCTAGCCTCATGGGTGGGATTTCTATGCCACCCCCACCACCAATGAATACCTCAATGGGTCAGGGTCCTCGGCGCCTCAAC